GCCCACATAAGGAACGCAACTTTGTGCCTATCGGTGGTGAACGCCAGTCCATCAACCAAGACGCAATCGTGAAGTTGTATGGTTGGGCTGGTAACTTGACAACCTCTAACAGCTTCCTACAAGGTCTTTTGACTGGTAGTTAATGAATAGGGGGAAACCCCTATTTAGAACAGTCTAACTAATTAATTTAAGGAAATTATCATGGCATACTCAGTATTACCTATCGCTGGCGTTCTATTGAACACCACAACCCCTATCGAGTTCGCATACACCAATGGAACAACAGCAGAATCAATCCCTGCTTTTGGCCCACTTGGCGCAGAAACATTTGGTTCTGACGGTTTGCGTTATGTGTTTGCACAAGCTGGTGGCGCTATCACAGCATCTACCACAACTTGTTCAATCAATGTAACCTCATTCGTTGCAACTGGTTCTGCTGGAACTTACACTTCCCCTGCTGTAGACCTCGCCTCTGGTGACTACGCTTGGTTTAGCAAGGCTAGTGTTTAAAATTAGCGTAAAGAAGCTAATGTAGTAGACTGGGTGGCCCTCACAAGGGGCTACCCTTTTATTTTTTTAACCGTATCACTTCTAACCACTTAGGAGAATCACATGGCTATTGAATCAGATGTTCAGGGCGCAGATGCAAATTTGGCAGTCCGTTTTTATAAAAAAGCAGTAAAGCAAGACGATGAGTCCATCGCTGCTGGTAGACCAATCTACAAAGACTTTGATTTTGTCAATATTGTCGTTCCAGGCAACGGTTTAACCGAAATTGACACATACGCAAGAGAAGAACACAAAAGACGCTTTCCTCGTCAATGGGCGCATTATATGAATACCCAAGGCGCAGAAGCCAATGAAGAAGGCACTCCAATAGAACAATGGCCTTTGGTAACTAGGGCGCAAGCAGAAGAACTGCGTGGTCGCAAGTTCCGCACAGTTGAGTCTATTGCCCATGCTTCAGACCAAAATATCCAGTCTATTGGCATGATTGCAGGTATGTCGCCTCATTCATTTAGGGATAAAGCTAGGGCATTTTTGAATTTAGCTAGTGAATCTGCTGAAGCTGAGAAGAAAAACGCAGAATTGCAAGCATTAAAAGAAGAAAATGCTAAAATTAAGGCTGAAACAGATGCGAAGCTGGCACAAATGCAGGAACAAATGTCGGCACTACTTGCTGCTGTTGCGGAAAAAACCCCAAAAACACGCAAATCTAAAGCAGTAGAGGCTTAATATGTCCCAAACGATGCTACAAATGGTGCAGCAGGTGGCAGCCGAGTTAAACTTGGCTGTTCCTACCTATGTAATCGGCAACCAATCACAAGATGTTCAACAAATCTTGGCGCTGATGAATGGCGCTGGCTATGATTTGGTGAAAGAATACGATTGGCAAGCCCTCCAAGTGCAGTATCGTTTTTATACTCAGTCTATTACAACAAACGCCACCACGGTCAATGGTTCTACCATCCTGACTGTGGATGGTGGCACAGATATTTCTGCTGTTGATAAACAATGGCAGGTAACTGGTTATTATGTTCCGCAAGATACTAATGTGGTAACTGCGGATAACGCTACAAAACAGATTGTTTTAAGCCAAATGGCAAGCGGTTCAGGGACAGGTTCTTATGTATTAGGACAAGTTGCTTATGACCTACCTTTTGACTTTGAAACCATTACAAACCGCACTCAATGGGATAAAACCAAGCATTGGGAAGCGCTTGGCCCTGAAGATGCCCAACAATGGCAATGGCTAAAGTCTGGTTATATTTCAACTGGCCCTCGTATTCGCTGGCGTATTTTGGATAACCAATTCCAAGTATGGCCTGTAATGAATACCAATGAATATATTGGTTGGGAATATAAGTCTAAAGGCTATGTGCGTGGTGCAGATGGTTCTGTAAAGACTAGTTTTACTGCTGACTCTGACACAACTGTTATAGATGACCGCACAATCGTTTTGCTGACAAAAATGAAATATTGGGGCATTAAAGGCTTTGATACTACTGTCGTTTCACAAGATTATCAGCGTGTATTGTCTATTGCGAAAGCCCAAGACAAAGGTGCGCCTAATCTGTCATTTGCGCCATACCCAAGCAAAGTGCTTATTGGCTACGCTAATATTCCTGATACTGGCTATGGGTCTTAATTATGCTGTTACAACGGGCTAAACAAAATACCGCCAAAACAGCGTCAGTCCCAGCCCCAATAGGAGGTTGGAACGCAAGGGATTCATTAGCAAACATGAGTCCTACCGATGCTGTGCAAATGATTAATTTCTTCCCTACGCCAACCGATGTGACTATGCGTAAGGGTTATACAGTTGTGTCTATTTTGACGACTTCTACAGGCGTTAAAACAATTTCTAGCATTACTCATGTAGATAATGTTGCTACATTGACAACAGCAACAGCGCATGGTCTTGTAACTGGCACTTATGTGTCAATTAGTGGCACAACTCCAGCAGCTTATAGCGGTGTTTTTAAGATTGTTGTTACAAGTTCAACAACCTTTACATACACAATGCTTGCAACTCCTACAGGCAATGCAACTGTAGTTGGAAGTTATTTAAATCAAGCGACAACACCTATAAATACGCTAATGAACTACACTCGAAATACGAGTTATAGCTTATTTGGTGCTGCTGGCACAGATATTTGGGACACCAAACCAAGCCCTGCAACTAAGGTATTTAGCGGTATTACAAGCGATAAATTTCAGTCTGTAAACATGACAAATACCGCAGGTGACCATTTTTTAGTGGCTTGTAATGGTGTAGACCCTGCAATGGTTTATGATGGCACACGCTGGTTTTATATTGCCACCACAACTACTGCACAAACAATTAGTAGTATTACTCATGTGGGCGCTGTAGCAACGCTTACAACGGCTTCTCCGCATGGTTTAATTACTGGTAATCGTGTCACTATTAGTGGTGCATCATCAAGCGAATATAACGGCACTTATGTCATAACAAAAACTGGTGCAAACACTTTTACTTACACAATGGCATCAACTCCTGCGGCTGATGCTACTGTTGTAGGCGCATATACAACAATCGGCATTACAGGCGTAGATTCTTCCACTTTTATTAATGTTAATTTGTTTAAAAATCGCCTATTTTTTACGCAAAAAGACACATTAAATTGCTGGTATTTGGATGTGCAATCTATTGGTGGCGCAGCTTCACCGCTTTATTTTGGCGGTATTGCACGAAATGGTGGTTATTTGCAAGCTATGGGGACTTGGACTCTTGACGCTGGTCAAGGCGCTGATGACTATGCTGTATTTGTAACCAGTATGGGTGAAGTAATCGTCTATAACGGAACAGACCCTAATGACGCTACAAAATGGGCTTTAAAAGGCGTTTGGCAACTAGGTCAAACCTTTAGCCGTAGATGCTTTTTTAAATGGTCTGGCGACCTTTTATTGCTAACTCAAGACGGTCTTGTGCCATTGGCTTCTGCATTGCAATCTAGCCGTTTAGACCCTAGAGTAAACCTTACGGACAAAATTTATTACCCAATTAGTATTGCGGCAACCAACTATTTTGCAAACTTTGGTTGGCAAATTAACTATTTTGCTTCTGAAAATATGCTTATTTTGAACATTCCTGTGACAAACGGAATGGAACAATATGTAATGCACACCATCACTAAATCATGGGGTAGATTTACAGGAATTCAAGCATATTGCTGGGAAGTTTCAGGCGACAATGATATGCACTTTGGTGGTAACGGTATTGTAGGAACTTTATATTCATCATTATCTGATGATGGAAATAACATTACTGCTGCTGTGCAACAAGCCTATAGCTATTTTGACAGCCCAGGACAATTAAAGCGATTTACCCTTGTTCGACCTATACTTCAATCCTCTGGTGGTGTTCCTAGCGTTTTATGCGGTATTAGCGTGGATTTTGAACCTGTAGATAATTTAGGCGCTGTGTCGTTTAATCCAGCAACCCAAAAAGAGGCAATTTGGGATATTGCCAAATGGGATAACAATGTTTGGTCAGGCGGTCTTATTACCACTAAAGTTTGGCAAGGTGTTACAGGAATTGGCTATACAGGGTCTATTAATATGACAGTCCAAAGTCGAGGCATTGAATTGCATTGGGCTTCAACTGATTATGTAATGGAATCTGGAGGCGTTGTTTGATTGAATATAACCAAGATATTCTTAGAAAGTGGGCGCAAGACCATGAAATGCCCACTCCTACAGATGCTAGGTTTATAGGAACAAGTTTTGATGGTGTAGTAAAAGCGGTGGTAGTTTATTGTGGGTTTTTTGGAAAGTCTTGCATGATTCATGTAAGCGGTGATGGAAGTCATTGGGCTACAAAGGATTTTCTAAAAACTGTCTTTGAATTACCGTTTAAAAGATGGGAATTAAAGGTTATAATTGGCACAGTTGCAGGGTCAAATAAAAAAGCCCTACGACTAGACCGACACCTTGGTTTCCGAGAAGTTGCCGTAATCCCTGACGCACATAATGATGGGGATTTGGTTATTTTAGAGATGCGACCTGCTGATTGCAGGTTCTTAGGAGATTGAAATGGGTGCAGGTAATCCGATTGCATTAGGTGGGCCAATAAATACAAATGGCGGGATTTCTTCTGCCGTAGGAACTACAAGCACAGCAGGGGCTACTCCTGACCAGTCTTATGGGCATTATGTAACTCAAACTGGCCCTAATGGACAACCTTATCAAGCATGGCAAGCTACAGATGCAAGTGGAAATAATTTAAATCCTGTTGCAATGCCAATGCAAGGCGCACCAAATGCACAAACATTAGCGCAACAAACTCCTACAACATATAATGCTGGTTCTTCTTTTGCACAAGGCGTAAATAGCAATTTTGTAAATCCTTACGCAGGAACAACAAGCCCATATTTTCAAGCCGCACAAGCGCAATCATTAGGCAATCTTGCTGGCGCACAACAAGCTACAGCGGCAAATCGTGTAAATCAAGTAACTCCTTATGGAAACTTAAATTACACTCAATCTGTAGACCAAAATGGCAACCCAACATGGACAGCCACACAGTCTATAAATCCACAATTACAAGGGTTGGCAAATCAATCTTTAAGCAATTTAACATCAGCACAACAAAATCCTTTGACTGGCATTAATCCTGGAGAAACATATTCTGACGCTATTATGCGTAGATTACAGCCACAAATGGCACAGCAAGCTGAAGGTGTTAAATCCGACCTTGCCAATCAAGGTATTGTGCCTGGCACACAAGCGTATGACAACGCTATGCGCACATTTAATCAACAACAAAATGATTTACTAACAAGCGCACAAATTCAAGGTATGAATACTGGTTTACAAGCACAACAATTACTTGGAAACCAAGCTGCACAAATTAAAAATTTGATAACACCTAACTATGTAAATGTTCCATTGCAATCTGTTGCGGCTGGCCCTGATTACATGGGTGCATTACAGACTCAAACTAACGCCAATATTGCAGCACAAAACGCTGCGTTAGGTCAAGCAACAGCAAATACTGCTGGTTTGTATGGTTTAGGTTCTGCTGGTATTTTAGGACTTGCTGCTAATCCTGGTTTAGTTTCAAGCGGAATAAATGGATTAAGTAATTTATTTAGTTCTGGTGGATATAATACAGCAACAAATAATTATTTTACTGACCCAACAACTGCTGGTTCATTTGCAGGTAGTGCATTTGCCTTATGAGTATTTTAAGGCATTTCAATAAATACCATGGATATGATGTCCATGGAAAACGCACACCTTTTGGAGGTGGAAATCCTATTTCTGATGTAACTAATAGTATTTCAGATGTCTTAGGAACTAATGGCGGTCAAAGCGGTATTTTAGGAAATATTGAAGCTGCTGGTCAAACTGCAAGCAAAGGATTATCGCAATTAGATACTTTTGTAAATCGTGAATTGCCTGGTGGTTGGGCATTGCCAGCTATTATTGCTGCTGCATATTTAACTGGGGGTGGTTCTTTAGCTGCTGAAGGCGCTGCTGAAGGTGGAACAATGGCTGCTGGTGCAGAAGGTGCTGGTGGCACAGTTGGAAGTCTTGGCGCTGGTGGTTCTTTTGTTCCAGCAGAAGGTGCATCTTTTACTGTTGCGCCAGGTGCAGCATATACAACTGCTGGTGCTACGGCTGCTGGAGAGGCAGCATACAACTCTGCTTTGCAAAATGGATTGTCACAAATAGAAGCTACAAATGCAGCTAATCAAGCAGCGGCAAATTATACATATAATTTAAGTGGTCAAGGCATTACCTCACAATCTGGACAACAAGCATTTTTTGATGCTTTAGCCAAAGGTTCAAATGCACAAGAGGCATTAAATCAAGGTATTGCAGCACAATATTCAGGGCAAGGATTAACTGTTGGCGAAGATTTAGCCAATATTATGAAAAATTACCCTAATATGTCTGCCGACCAGTTGCAACAAATTTTGCAGATTAATTATCAAACAGACCCATTTTTATCTGCTGATGCTGCTAATTTAGCTAAAAACGGCTTAAGCGCTGATGCACTTAATCAAGTATTGGGTTATTCATATAGCCCTACAGAATTATCTGGGACTGGTATTGAATCATTGCAAAATACATTGCCA